GCAAGTCATCACCTTCGACAGTTGGTAGGAATCTAATAACAGCATAACCGTTACCTGCTTTATCTACCGTGGGTTTCCACATACGATCGTCGCCGTATGATTTCTTTTCGGTGCTTCCGGCCGCACCAACTAATGTGCTCATGTCATTAGCTTTAGCCTTTAAGTCTGCAAAACTCATTTTATTTCTCCTTTAAAGATTTATATTAATTTATATTGCTTTGTATCAGTATATATTATATCATATTTTTGATAAAAGTACATACTTTATTTGAAAATATCTACAATAATCTTTCTCATTTTAATGTCGTCAAACTTTAAAAAGGATTGATAATTAGTTATCTTCTTATATAAGTCAGGCCATAGAATTGTTTCTGTGATCTGCTTATTCGCTCTATCAATAAAGCCCGTGAGCCTATTGATAATACACACAGTCTCTAATGAAACCGTGCCTTCGAGATGAAGCTGGATAATTCTTGGATATGTTTCTTCTATTTCCAAGAGTGAATCAAACTTTACATCTGAAATCTGTTCTAATTCGTTCTTAAATACATACGATATACTATCTATAACTTTTAAGAACTTGGTATAAGACTCTTCGTCTCTGATCATATCACCACTATACTTATTACCTGCTACTTGATGCGCAGCAAAATATAATATAATATCATCTTTACTCTTAAATCTCTTACCAATCTTTGTTAATGCAAATTTATCTGGTCTTTTCCAATACGTCTTTTCAGTTACATTAGTTTTAAAATTATACTTAAAGCAATCGTAAGATCCATTGAAGTGGAGGTTAATTGCATTATGTAATGTGAAGGCCTCATATCCTGTCATTCTCATATAGGCAACACATAAGTTGGGTTACCCCCTTGTAATAAGTTAAGTTCCTTTGCTTCGAACTCAACATGTTCTATAATCTCCTTAGAGATAAGTTTCTTACTGTCTCTAAGATCGATCTCGTTGTCCTCACATACCTGTATAATAGCATCTATATAATTGGTATCTCTATGAGTACGAACAAATGTTTCAACTAAATTTGAGAAGGCTTTCTTATTGATATCCTCCATTACTTTTGCATCCCATCGCTGTCATACGCTGGGACAAGTGTAGACCAATAGACTGGCTTCTCTTCATTCTCACCATAGAAATCAAGTGACCATACACCTTCTCTCAAATATGTTTGACAATGGTTTCGGTATACTCTTGCTGATTCATATTTAGCAATAGCACCTCTTTCATTTGTTTGGATTCCACGTCTTAATGCCGCCATTTTTTCTGTAGTTGCTTTGATATATCTTTTGACGTTGACCATCGATAAGCCATGGTCATCATCTAACGCAACAACATTAGCTGCAATAGTTTTGTATGAAGCAGGTTTTTTCGCAGCTCTTGCCTTAGCTAAATTAGCTGCCGCGGCTGTTCTTTGTGCTTCTGTCATCTTACGTTTTGCCATAATATAAATCCTATTTTGTGTGTGTTAAGTATATTATAACATAGATTTACAATTTGTACATACTAACCTTTATATATTTTGTAAATATGATCTTCAAATGCTTCTACCTTCTCAACACGATTAGGCCACTTAATCATTTCTTTTTCTGGATTAGCCTTAAGGTTATTGAGTAGAGGTGTAATAGCATTGTATAGATCATCTAATCTGTCTTGTGTAGTTTCTGCTGCTGCCGCTGATGTTGTTGCTGCTTGTGCAACGTCTAACTCTTTCTCATCAACGAGAGTGAAACCAAAATCGAATACGTCTGCCATCTGATTATCCTTTAAGTAATTTGATACCTTTAGTCCAGTTCGTTGCTGCATCTTCAACATAGCCTAGAGCTTTGTATGGAAAATCTTCTTGCATTATTCTGTTACCTATAGGATCTTTATACGTGATTGAAAAAAACGAATGTTCACCATCCATTCCTGTTACTACTTGATAAATTTTTGCAACACTACCATCATCTTTATAGTGCTCGCTCATTAATTTTGTATTATTATAGCTCATATGATCTCCAATAATTTAAGATGGGGGAGTAATAATAACTCCCCCGAGTACTTAGTTACCTAAGTTTTTTTAAAACGATAGACTTGCCTTCAGTGAAGTTGTAGCGTCTGCGCTATCAACCTGTGACCAAGAAGCTGTCCATATACCACGAGTTAACTCTACAGTTTTCGTGACAACAGGAGTCGCTGCGTCTGTCTTATTGTAAGTACCTTTAAGAGTACCTAACGTACCGATAACACGAGAGACTGATACTTCGTTGTCATTCGTTGCTCCAGCATTTCTATCATTAACAACTGTTAAGCCTAGGCCTGCAACAGTAGTAGATACCGTCGTTTCAGCATTATGTCCTGCTGCAACTTTGCTATGTACAACTTTAGCGGTTACACCACCCGTTGTAATAGAACCAGTAGTTTCTCTAGTAGAATTTGCAACGTCAGTTACCGCTACAGCAATACCACCGATCGTACCACTTGCGTCAATAGTAGTGCTACCACCACTCACTTGACTTAGTCCGACTGTATAAGCACCAAGAGTGGTTGTTACACCAATCGTAGTGGAATCAGGATCATCGCCAGATGAATCACCGATTTTAAGAGTAAATGCACCAGCTGTGCTCTCTACCCACATGTCATCTACACTGAAATCTTTATCAAGAACAACGGTTACGCTAGACGCACCTGCCGTTCCCTTCATTGTAGTATGAATGTCTTGAGTGTACGTTCCGTGACTATCTAACGTACCTTCGTATAAACCCGAAAGACTAATACCAGCAAACGTAGTTGCAGATACTGCCATTGCCGCCGTCGCGACTAGTAGTTTTTTAAACATATACTTTCCTTTTTATTTAAACAAAAAAATCCTTTTTATAGTAGGGATGGCTACTAGGAGTTATTTATATACTTTCTATATAACAACTCCTCTTTTTCGTAAGCTTCATTTTCATCAAGCTCACGATGTTCGTGTAGTTGGAGAACATGTACCATCTCGTGGCACACAGTTAAGATAGTTTCTTTGAAACCGAGACCTGTATCTATTTCAATATCGTACTCATCATCTTCAGCAGAATCAGTGGTCCAACCTTTAACATTATCTTCTGATATATCTTCAACCTCAACAGACACTAAAACTTCTTGGGGTATCTCCAATTCCTTTTTACAAAAATCAACTATATCTTCCAGTAACGCCATGGTCACCTCCATTATTTTCTACTCATACCACACGGTTCGTTCAATTCCTCTTTTACTTCTTTAATGATCTCCTTACATTCTTCGGCACTCTTAGAAATATCGTACCGTTGGTACCACTGCCCCATCATACCGATGTGCTTTAACTTTGTTTCAAGAACTTCTAATCGATCATTAGTCGACATTGTAGAACCCTATGTGATATAGAGTTATTTATATCATTTTAATCTTCAACCGGTGGGCTTAAACATTCGCCATTAGCAAATGAATCGCCATATCCGCTTAGGTATTCTTCATGCCATTTCTCAACGACAATGTCACCTTTGCAAGATTCGGGTAATGCTTGAGGATTTTCACACTCACGATTAGCTACCCAACCAGCAACATAGAACCTAGATTTACCACGTAAGTGATTAGTCTCTTCAGTTTTATTTGTTACTAAAGCCATTATGCTTCTCCTGTAATAATTTCATAAACATCTTTCCATTTCCTTGCACGTTCGCATTCGTACGTACAAGTTCTGTTCCAAGTGTGGTCTATAAGAATTCCTCTAAGACCAACATCGTTGCCCATCTTAATGTTAGCAGCTTTGTCTTCAACCCAGAAACATTCAGTACCTTCCCACTTTTTAAGAGCTTCGTCTTTGTCTTGACCAGTGTTTAGTATAGTAAAGCCATCAAAGACTTCACCAAATACATTGCGCAAGTTCTCTTTACGATACTCTTGTGCAAGTCGACAGTTAGTCTGAGAAGTAATCACATGGAATATATATCCATGCTCCTCATGTAACTTACGAACATACTTAATAGCATCGCGCATAGGCGATAAAGTTTTCATATACTCTGATCTGTTAAACAAGTTTACAAACTTTGCACCAGTTTTCTGTGCAACACCTATAGCTTTACCAATGTTATATTCGGGACCAAGTCTCTCATAACCTTCAGTCTCCTTAAGCCACTTATAGAAATGGTACTCCCAATCTAATAGGACTCCATCACAGTCAGTCAGTATTAATTTGTCATTTATTTCACGTAGCATACTCGCTCCCTCTTGCTAATGCTTCATCATAACGATCCATCACATCCCATGCTTCTTTAGGTAATTCATCATACTTGCAACCCATAGATTTTTGCAAGTCGGGTTTAGTTAATTTATCCTGATCTAGGAAAGGATGGAATCCATCTTTGTCTAACCATAGTCTGGCTGATCTAAGACGTATACCTTCTAATTCGTGTATTCGTGCACGCTTGCTATCTTTAACCCACATTATAAAACCCAACTCCATATAAAGAAATTGGCAACGAGTAATAGCATTACTAAAATATTATTAAATGTCATCATGACGATTTCCCCTTCTTTTTAGATGGACCCATAACAGATCTACCTTTAAAATATCCACCGCTTTGCTTTGCTAAAGTCTTGGCAGTTTCCTCCGGGGTAATAATTCTGAATTTATCTGGATTGGCATCAATAAATGCCTGTGTTGATTTAGATCTAGTAGGCATAATTACCTCGCTCATAAATTGCAAATGTTTCTGCATGTGGTTTAGGACACCACGCTCGTGGACGTACAAACCCAGGTTTAGACTTCCCGCGAAATACGTATCTAAAGCTGTTATAAGTCCATCCAGCTTCTGTCCATTTTTTCTCGACAGCTTCAACAGTATCGCCAAGCTTTAAAGCTTCTCGAACTTCTTTAAGATATTTTATAGGTATACCTTTTGCAAAAGAAGCTTCTCCTTTTGGACTTGCATATTTTTCTAATAGTTCTAATGTATTCATAATTTTCTCCTTAAAATCTCAATATTGTTTCACGTGACCAAGATGTAAATAACCAGACACGCTCTAAACTTAGCCTAAGTCCAACAAAGTAATCGTCTAAGACAACATCTAAGACAACACCTTCTTCCCTTAAGCGTTCAACTTCACTCAATAGAACACCGCTTTGCTGCAGTATTGAGCGGACAGTTTCTCGCCTGTCTTCATCACCCGAGAATCCTATATGTAAGGTATCTCGTTCCGGATGGCCTTCAACTGTTTCAGTCCATGTTGTATCTGAACGTCCAACCAACCTATATATTAAATCTGTAACAACCATTTTAGTATCTCCCTAAAAGAACATGTAAACCTAAATTTCCTAACATAACTAGAAAAAACACAATTTCACTTTCCACTTTTATCTTCCTTTTTTATTAAATATGGTACCATTATATCATAGTTTGCGGCGCTTGTGTAACTATTTTCGAAAATAGTAAGATTTTTCTATGAAATGCGGCTTATGTAGAATATTTTTCTATAACTTGTACAAGTTCTTTATCCCAATTGTCACGATGTTCAATAAACACCTGTGGTTCTGCGTTGTCAACAGATATGATTGTTACTAATTGTGTGATAGGAATACCAGTTCTCTCTTCCCATGCAATAGCATAAAAGCATTCTTGCATGAAATAAGAATGGATCCATTCCTTTTTTTTAGTCTTTCGACTGGTCTTATAATCTATTATACTTACTTTACCATCAAACTCTGCCACACAGTCAACTCTTCCAGCGACTTTTAAATGGTCAGAATACAACGGTAATTCTTGTCCATATACTGTACCTATCCTGGTATCAAGTATATCTTTAATTCTATTGAAGTCATATAAGATATTAGGCATTAAATCTTTGTCATAATCAGGATTATTGTTCACATAATCTTCACAGACTTGGTGAACTGCTGTGCCTCTTCCTGCTGCTTGTCTAGATATCTTATTTGCTTCTTCGTGACCTATACGATCTCTCCATGCTTTAATAGCTTCTTTACTTAGATTGCCAAGGAGATTTGTGATTGACGGATAGTATACAGTCTTGACATCGGTTTTCTCTATAACATATTGTCTACCACCTTTACTGATAGTAGCTAAGTCTTCATAACCTAAGTCAACGGGTTCATGTTTAAACATTAATGATTACCTTGTTCTTTAGTTCCTTTAAACATTTGGCTGTGTTGTCCAGCCTGCTTGTGGATATCTGCCATTTTGTCTTTGAATTCACTAGTGGTCTTCGATTGAACATCGCCAACCATTGATACAACTTTTGGCATCGAAGTAAATATTTGGACACAGTCATGTTCTTTATAATACTCTTCAAGCTTTTTCCAGCTCATGGTATCATCCCATATTTTACCAGTCTTATTGCTTTCGAACGTGTACGTCGGCATCTCTATTCCTTATAACTATACTCTTCCACCATTTATATAACCACATAACTTTCTGTGGATGATGGTCTGGATTTGGTAATTCATCTTTAAAATATTCAATGAATTCTTTTAACTCTTCTTCATTCAAAATTCGTTAGCACACTCTATAAGCATTTTCATTCTATTCTCTACAAGGTACGTAAGTATATTCGTACGAGGAGGATATTGATATTCTAGATAATCAATATATATTTCACCTGCCATCTCTTGTGGTGTATTCTCTAGATCTATCATTTGTACATTACGCATAAAGTTACGATAGACATTAGGTTTCATGATAGCTTCTAAGTCATCACGATTATCCCAGTATTTATTTATAGCTTTTTGTGTCATAGGTGTTTGTCTTGCCTCTGACAGAAATACATCATCATGAGAGTTTGCATTAGGAACACCATCACTAGCATCACCTTTAAGAATATGATCGAATAGGTAACGACGAGGATTATCTTCCTTAATCATTTTATTAAATAGTGGTGACCATTGTATGACATGACCATCTACTTGTAATTGAATAAAGTCTTTGTCAGCTGATATAATAACTACATCTTCACCTAGAAGAGGTTGGGCTGCTTCCTTAGTAAGTACTCCAATGATATCATCTGCTTCTGCACCGTCTACCTTAATAACAGCATAAGGGAAATTCTCACGTAAATCTTTGAGAGTATCTTCTATTAAGTCGAAGATCATTGTCCAGTCATGTTTATCTTTAGCACGATTAGTTTTGCGCTGAGCTTTATATTCAGGGAATACATCTTTACGCCAAGAGTAACTATCACAACAGATAACCATTTTGCCATGATTTGACTCTGGGTATTTGTTACGATATACTCTAAGATTATTAAGAATTATATGTTTAACTAAATTCTCACTAAGCTCTTCACCTCGTCCTA